CAGCGGCATTTCCGGGCTGAACGTGCCGCTGCGCGACCTGTGGAATCCGGCCTCCTGCCCGGTGGGCTTTCTGCCATATCTGGCCTGGGCGTTTTCGGTGGATCGCTGGGACGAAAGCTGGGCGGAGAGCGTCAAGCGGCAGGTGGTCAGCGATGCATTATACATCCATCAGCACAAGGGCACTATCAGCGCCATCCGTCGCGTGGTGGAGCCGTTCGGCTTCCTGATCCGCGTTACTGAGTGGTGGAATAACAATGAGCCGCCCGGCACGTTCCGCCTGGACATCGGCGTGCAGGACCAGGGCATAACCGAAGAAACCTACTCGGAACTGGAGCGGCTGATAAGCGACGCGAAGCCGTGCAGCCGTCACCTGCTGGGCATGTCCATCAACCTGCAGAGCGGCGGGACGTTATTCACCGGCGCGGGCAGCTATGACGGCGACGATCTCACCGTCTACCCCTATACCCCGGACATTATCTCCGTCGGCGGCCAGAGTTACACGGGCGCGGCGGTTCACGTTATCGACCTGATGGAAGTGGGACCATGACAAAATTCTATGCCATCGTGACCAGTACCGGTGCGGCAAAGATTGCCAACGCCGTGTCGCTCGGCACAAAACTGAACATCACGCACATGGCCGTGGGCGACGGCGGCGGCACGCTGCCGACGCCGAACGCCAGCCAGACGAAGCTGGTTAACGAGGTGCGCCGCGCCGCGCTTAACTCGCTGACCGTGGACGCGGCCAACAGCAGCCAGATTATTGCGGAGCAGGTTATCCCGGAAACGGAGGGCGGATTCTGGATCCGGGAAATGGGGCTGTTTGACGGTGACGGCACGCTGATTGCCGTGTGCAACACCGCCGAAACCTACAAGCCACAGCTGCAGGAGGGCAGCGGGCGTACCCAGCGGCTGCGCATGATCATCATCGTCAGCAGCACCGACGCCGTGACGCTGAAGGTGGACCCGTCCGTGGTGCTGGCAACGCGGCAGTACGTGGACGACAGCGTGCTGGAGGGGCGCCAGTATGCGGACAAACTGACAGCTGCGCACCTTGCCGCCGCGAATCCGCATCCGCAGTACCTGCTGGCCGCTGACGGTTCGGCAATGCCGGTCGGCATTCCGCAGCCGTGGCCGCTGGCAACGCCCCCGAGCGGCTGGCTCAAGTGCAACGGCGCATCCTTCAGCGCCTCCGCTTATCCGGCGCTGGCTAAAGTCTATCCGTCACTGAAGCTGCCCGACCTGCGCGGGGAGTTTATCCGCGGCTGGGACGACGGGCGCGGTGCTGACAGCGGGCGTGCGCTGCTTTCAGCGCAGGGCGATGCCATCAGAAACATGACCGGCGTTCAGTCGCTGGCCGTGCCTTATAACGGCAGGTCAGACGGCGTTTTTTACAATAATGGCAAAAATGCCAATGAGGGCGTTTATGTTGACGGAGCAGCCATTACCGACGGGCCTCCTGTTGGCAACACATCAAACGGGCAGTCTATGGGCGAGAAAATCTATTTTGACGCCTCGCGCGTGGTGCCGGTGGCGGCGGAGAACCGCCCGCGAAACGTGGCGTTTAACTACATCGTGAGGGCTGCATAATGGCGAGGGCAACGCTTGATAAGAACGGGCTGGCAAAAGCCGACGGCACACTGACGGTGTACGGGTATGACGCGCTGACCGGGGAGTTTAACGGTGCGGTGCAGGAGTTTCTGGCGCAGGGCGTCGGCCTGCCCGCCTGTTCCTGCCTGACCGCACCGCCTGACGCGCAGGCGGGCACGGTGGCCGTGTATCAGGACGGCAGCTGGCAGCGCGTGCCGGACCATCGCGGCGAAACGGTTTACCCGGTTTCCGGCGGCGCGCCGGTGAAAATCACAGCGCTGGGTGACTATCCGGAGGACACCACAACGCAGGCCCCCGTAACCGCGTTTGATAAGTGGGACGGTGAGAAGTGGGTGACCGACAGCGATGCACAGCAGCAGTCGCGACTTGAGGCGGCGGCCAGCGAAAAGGCGGCGCGCGTGAGCGAGGCAAACGGCATCACCCAGGCATGGCAGACGCAGCTGCTTTTAGGCATCATCACCGACGCGGACAAAGCCACGCTTACCGCCTGGATGAAGTACGTGCAGGCGGTGCAGGCCACAGACGTGTCAGGCGCGCCGGACATCAGCTGGCCCGCAAAACCGCAGTAACCATCAGGCCCGCAACGGGCCTTTTTTCATTGTGTGATTTTCCACACAACGCCATCAGGATGCACCCGCGCCCGCGACCTTTCACCATAGCGGAACCCCTTCACAGGAGAACCGCCACATGGCACAGGATTATCACCACGGCGTGCGCGTTGAGGAAATCAACGAGGGCACCCGAACCATCACCACAGTAAGCACCGCGATTGTCGGGCTGGTCTGCACCGGCGACGACGCCGACGCGGCCACCTTCCCGCTTAACCGCCCGGTGCTGTTAACCGACGTACTCACCGCCAGCGGTAAGGCCGGGGAATCCGGCACGCTGGCCCGTTCACTGGACGCCATCGCGGACCAGTCGAAGCCCGTCACCGTCGTCGTGCGCGTGCCGCAGGGCCAGACCGAAACGGAAACCACTGCCAACATTATCGGCGGCGTGACCGACGGCCAGCGCACCGGCATGAAGGCGTTGCTGGCCGCGCAGTCCGTCTGCGGCGTCAAGCCCCGCATTCTGGGCGTGCCGGGTCACGACACCAAAGCCGTTGCCACCGAGCTGCTGAGCGTGGCGCAGAGCCTGCGCGGCTTTGCCTACCTGTCAGCTTATGGCTGCAAGAGCGTTGAAGAGGCGATTGCCTACCGCAGCAACTTCAGCCAGCGCGAAGGGATGCTGATCTGGCCTGACTTCATCAGCTTTGACACGGTGCTGAAGGCGGACGCCACGGCCTATGCCACCGCGCGCGCGCTGGGCCTGCGCGCCAAAATCGACGAACAGACCGGCTGGCATAAGTCCCTGTCAAACGTCGGCGTGAACGGCGTCACCGGCATTTCAAAAGACGTTTTCTGGGACCTGCAGGATCCGGCCACCGATGCGGGCCTGCTGAACCAGAACGACGTCACCACGCTGATCCGCAAAGACGGCTTCCGCTTCTGGGGTTCCCGCTGCCTCAGTGATGACGCGCTGTTTCAGTTTGAGTGTTACACCCGCACCGCGCAGGTGCTGATGGACACGATGGCAGAGGCGCAGATGTGGTCCGTTGACGGCGCGCTGAACCCGTCACTGGCCCGTGACATCATCGAGAGCATCCGCGCGAAGCTGCGCAGCCTGGTGAATCAGGGCTATCTGGTTGGTGCGGACTGCTGGCTGGACGAGAGCGTGAACGACAAGGACACGCTCAAGGCGGGCAAGCTGCTGATCGATTACGACTACACGCCGGTGCCGCCACTGGAAAACCTGCTGCTGCGCCAGCGCATCACTGACCAGTACCTGGTCGATTTCAGCAGCCGCGTCAGCGCATAAGGAGACGCAAAAATGGCAATGCCACGCAAACTCAAGCACCTGAACATGTTCAATTCAGGCAACAACTGGCAGGGGCTGGTTGAGTCCCTGACGCTGCCTAAAGTCACCCGCAAGTTCGAAAAGTATCGCGGCGGCGGCATGGCCGGTGCGGTGGACATCGACATGGGCCTGGACGACGGTGCGCTGGATACGGAATTCACCATCGGCGGCACCGAATCCCTGCTGTTCAAGCAGCTTGGCACCGAAACCGTGGACGGCATTCAGTTGCGCTTCACCGGCTCCATCCAGCGTGATGACACCGGCGAAGTGCAGGCGGTCGAGCTGGTCACGCGCGGACGCTATAAGGAACTGGATTCCGGCGAATGGAAGACCGGCGAATCCAGCACCACCAAAGTGTCCGCCACCAACAGCTACGCAAAGCTGACCATCAACGGCGAGGTGGTTTACGAAATCGACATCGTAAACATGATCCACATTGTGGACGGCACCGACCTGATGGAGAAGCACCGCAACGCGCTGGGACTGTAATCACACCGGCAGGCCGCGCGCCTGCCGCTTATCTCTCTTTTTAACGGAATCGCATCATGACCGACAAAATCGCACCCAATGAAAAAGCCGTTGAGCTGGACACCCCGATCCTGCGCGGTAAAACCGAAATCACCTCCGTCACCGTGCGCAAGCCGCAGTCCGGCGCGCTGCGCGGCACCCGCCTGCAGGCGCTGATGGACATGGACGTGAACGCACTGATCACCGTGCTGCCGCGTATCACAACCCCGGCGCTGACCACGGCGGAAATCAACGAAATGGACCCCGCCGATCTGGTGAGCCTGTCGGTTGAGGTGGTCACTTTTTTGCTGAAGAAGTCGGTCCTGTCAGATTTACCGACGGCCTGACGGTAGACGATCTGGTGGCGGACATCGCCACCGTCTTTCACTGGCCGCCCTCCGTTACCGAATCCATGACGCTGACCGAGGTGCTGGAGTGGCGGCACAAAGCAATCCTGCGACACGGGGCCAGCGATGAGTGATAAAAATCTGCGTCTGCAGGTCGTGCTGGGCGCGGTCGATAAGCTGACGCGCCCCTTCCGCAGCGCCCGCGACAGCACGCGTGAGCTGGCTGGCACGCTGCGCGACACCCGCAACACCCTTAAAGAGCTGGACGCGCAGGCCGGGCGTATTGA